GTAAAGCATTATTATACTCTGTTGCAATGCTTACTAATAAATATCCATAATCTTTTGTGTTGATTTGACCCTTATATTCACCTACCTGAGTGAATGTTTCGACATCAAAAATGTGAAACGCAGAAGAATCCTTACCATCGCCACGAGCTACATCAGCTACGATCAAATAGTTCCTAGAATAGTCGGCTGGTTCCCAAATCCATAGATTTTGGTCAACTCCACGTTTTTCAAGAGGTTCTTTCACGTGAAATTGTTCGTAAAAAGTAATATCTTCTGGGGTAAATACTGTATCACCAGATGTTGTAAAGTCACAATCACATTCCTGTGCTGCCATTCGAATACCTAAGTCAGCATCTTGTTGGTCTCTCCATGATTGATCTCGTTCAGGGTGTACTTCCCAAGGTAATCTAATAGGTAAAAAACTATTATCACCCATTTCTGCAGCAACCCATGTTTTATGAAACCAGTTACCTGTACCATAAGGTGTAGATAATGCAATACAACCTCCACCCGTAGCTAAGGTTTGTTGAGCTGAAGCCCATATTTCACCAATATTATGAATGAAGGCAGCCTCATCTATGATTAACAAAGAAACGGCTTCTGATCGACCTGCATCACTTGATGCACCAATTGCTTTAACTTGAGATCCATTTGGTAATCGAAGTGTTAATTTGTTTGCTTCGTCAGGCTTGCTTGAAAATTTAAGCCATGAAGGTAAACTTTCGTACATAAACTTAACTTTGGTAACCATGTTTTTAGCGGTTTCCTGCTTAGTTGCAATACAAAGAATATTTTTATCTTCATGAAATAACATCATCCATAAAGCATAACCTGCGGATAATGTTGAAATACCTAACTGGCGAGATTTAAGTACTATTGAATATGGATTCTCTTGGAATAGGGTAAGTACTTTTTCTTGGAATGGATAAAGGTTAAATTGGATACGTCCGCGTTTTGGATGTTGGATGTAGCAGTATTTTTTCATAAAATATGCCGGTGATTGGGCACACTTTACATATTCTTCTCTTATTGCTTGTTTTAGTTCACTAGCCATATCATTTAGATACTAGTAATATAATAATAGAAGCTAAGGTTCCCAAGCTACTTCCCATCCAAATAACAGCTGTTTTTAAATGTCCGTTTTCTAATTTTAATTTTTCAACATCTTTTTCTAATCCTTTATTAATTAAAGATTGTGTTTCTTTAATTTCAGCATATTTTTGGATTTGGGTAATGTAATTAGTGTCTTTTTTTATATAAACTCTAATTATGCTATCCTTTTCAACTATTTTTTCATTAAGTTGAGTTACTAATGTTTGTGTTTTTTCTAATTCTGCTTTAGCAGAATCTCCTTTAACTAAATCAGCTGCAATTTTTTTAGCTGTAGATTGATCAAAACAAATTTTATTTATATCGCTTTGCGAAAAAATCGTCAAGTTGAGTAGGAGTATAGTTAGAAATGTCCCTAATTTTTTTTCCATAATAGTTACGTATATTAGTTATTTGTTGATTAGTACTATCTATTTCATAATTTAACGAGTCTATTCTATTTTGATGAAAATTAATAGATTTATTTAATTCAACTTGTTCTTTTTGAAGCCCATTAATAACATTACTTAAGCTATCTATTTCTCTTTTTTGTTTATCGTACTTAGATAAATCTACATTAACAGGTTTAAGCAAAAACCATAAAAGGAGTAAAATGATCGCACCCATAATTAGGTGCGATACATTTAAAGTTATAGATTTATCTTTTACCATTAAACATTAACTTGTTTTGCTTTATTATATCGTTTAATAATATCTTGTTTTGATTTTAACCAACTCATAGCTTCAGTATCACCTTCTTTTGCTTTTGCAATTTTATTTTTTAATTCAGGTTCTACTTCTCTTTTATATTGTGCGATCAATTCATCTCTTCCTCTAGCTGCTTTTTCCATTTCAACATCACCTGCTGGGGCTTTTTCTGAATCAAAAGTATCTTCATCTTCTACATCAACATCAGAATATGTTACAGTATCAAATCCATCATCCCCTGCTGTACGAGTAGCTACTTTAGTTCCTGCTGGTCTACCTCTTTGTCCTGTTGAAGGTGCTTTTTCTGGCTTATTTGGGTCTGCTTTTCTGCCACGTTGTCCAGGTTCTTTTCCTGTTAATTGGTTTGCAGCATCTTTTTCAATTGTGTTTGTTGCAATATCACTGCTAAATTTAACTCCATCATCTTCAGCTTTTCCAGCTACTTTAGACAATAAATCTTGTAAGTTAATATTATGAGTGTTTAATAATTCTTTTTTAAGGGTTGGTACATATCCTTTTAATCGTCCGTCTGAGGTGATTGTTGGATCAGCTTTAAGTTTGTCTAGAGCAGCACGTTCAGCATCCATAACTGCTTTTAATTCTTTTTCTTTACCTTGTCTCTCTAATTCAGTTTTTAATTGCCTTACACTAGCCATTTCATTGATGGTTTCTTCATCAAGTTGGTATTTTTCAGCTAATTTTTTGTATTTTTCTTCTTCAAGATTAAGTGGGTTAGTCCCAGTAGTAATTCCTTTAATAACATCTGCTTTTTGTTGGCCCTGCATTTTTGAAAGTGCTTTTTGCACTTTTGGATCTTTTAAAGAATCAGGACCAGAATATAATGTTTCTTCTAAAGCAGATGAGATTTCTTCGCGTATAATTTCAAGTAAACGAGATTTTTTCATTGTCTAATTTTATTTATAAATATTAGAGACCTATTACTTGTTTAATTTTTTGTATTCTCTCCTCGGTACTACCTGATAGTTCAGCATAGTTTTTAAATTTAGTTCTATGCCTAGTGATAAGTTGTTGTATTTCTTTATCAATTTTATCTCTATAATTAGCATCTACAACACGTACCCCATTGTCTTCAAGTTCTACACCTTCAGGTGAAACATAAAATATATAATCATATTCACGAAGTAAATGCGATACAGCATCGTTAAAATCATCTGCTACAAAATATGCTATTGATTTAGCCAAACGTGTAAACGCCATAACATCAATTACAGTTCTATCTGTTATCATGTTTTCAAACATAAGTTCACTTGCACGTTCAGCCATAAACACTATTTGACCTTTTAATGTTGAATCCGTGTTTAATGGAATACCTAAATCACGTAAATATTTTGAACGTTCTGTTTTAAATTCATACCCATCAAATTCAGGTAATTCTTTTAATGCATTAACTAGTGTTGTTTTACCAACTGAAATTGTTCCACAAAGACCTATTTTCATAACTTTTATTTAATTAAATTTTCTGCTACATAAATTGCTTGTGCACCTGATACTGTAATACCTCTAGCACTTAAAGCATCTCCTACGAAATGTACGTTAGGATAGTCGATCAAACTAAGGTTTTCATAGTTTACTTTTACCTCAGGTGATAAATATTTTACTTCAGGAATGTAAATACCCCAATCATGTTGTAATGTTGGGAATACTTTTTTCATGTCTTGAATAAAATCCATAACATATTTAAAATAACCCCCCATAGCAGGTTCAACAACATGGGTTAAAGTATCAATACTGATTGGGGTTGATGTTACTTCATTACCTTCAGAGGTTGTTGAAGGGCGACGTGAAGGGCTATAATATAAACCAGTACCATTTGATTGTAGTTTATTTACTACATCACGTGACCAAGTAAATGGATCTTCAATACCATTAATTTCCATTAAGATACCAAAGTTAGTCATATCGTTTCTATATGCTTCGTCTTTCTTAGCATGCCCATTATATGAATGATCTCCATATGTTTCTTCTACAGCAACATAAGCCGCATTATTGTTTGTACAGAACGAACGTAACGAAACCCCTTTATCATCAAATTTTCTATATAACTTAAAGTCATATGAAATATCGATTAGTTTTTGAAAGTGTTTTTGTGGTGCTTCAAATCTAACCCCAATTTGTACTGATTTAGGTTCGTCTGGGAGTTCATATTCGTTTGCTAGTTGTTGGGCAAAGTCAATACCTGATTTGCCTACTGCAAATATAAGTTCATCGTATTCTAAAGTAAAATTATCTACTTCACTAGCGTTTGTAACTACAATATTATGTTTAAAATTAATTTTAGTTACTTTAGTTTCCCATTGAAATTCAACACCTTTAGATACTAAATAATCGTACCAATTTTTAGCAATTTCAGATAAATAATCTGTACCTACATGCCATACAGGAAACAAACGTAAACCGAAATATGGTTTAATAAATTCAGGTTCTGTTTCAGGATTAGAACATTGTACTTCTTCTGGTTTAGGGTGGAAACGTTTAAAGTTGGTAATGACTTGATCCATCAATTCCATTGCTTTTTCCTCACCACAATATTTTGACAATTGACCTCCAATTGCTGTATGGTAAGTTAATTTACCATCACTCCAACCTCCAGCACCTAAAAATCCTGTCATTACCTCTTCAGGTTTACGGTTATATGGATCTTTACCCATATCAATTATGGTAATTAATTTTCCAGGGTATCCATTATCCACTAATTTTGTTGCAGCATTTACGCCTGCTACTCCAGCTCCTACAATTACTATTTGTTTATCCATTCTGGTTTATTGTTTAATTTTTTCCAATCTAATTGTTTTATCTTTACTTTATCGTTAATGTAAAAATTTTTATATGCTTCTATAGCATTCTCTAATTTAAATTCATCAGGCATACACTGAGGGGGATCCATAAATCCATTGTCAGGTAAATTTGGTTCATTGTCTCGAAGCCATTCGAGTACATCTTGAGTTTTATGTTTCTTACCATATCGTTTTTCAAATTCGTTACAAATTTCTAAACCATGTGCTACAAGCCATCTATAATGTTGTATAGATTCTCTTGTCCATTTTGTAGAAGGATGGTTTGTATGTGATTGTTTGTATGGTGCTGTTGAACCGTTTACCCAATGAGCAACACAACACATTTGAGCACATTCAATTTGCATCTTTCTAATATGATCATCTGCTAACTCCCTAGCAGCAATAATCGGGTCTTCATTAATATAAAATATATTCATAACTTTTATTGCTTTAATATACAAAAAAAAGTGACCCAATCCAAAGATTGGGCCACAGCTCCTAAATTTTTTTTAATCGACAGGCTATGAATCTGTCTATATGTTATCCTATTTTGGTTACTTTTTCTACTTTGTAAATTTTAAAATTTGACATTGGTTTAGTTTCCCAAAATCTACGAGGAGAAACATTTTGATTCATGTCAATATCATTTTGAGAAATATTTACAACATCACTTTCTGGAAAATCTGGTCCTCCATCTTCGTCTGCTGTGATATAGTCTATTTGGTATTTTCCAGGTTCTGTAGGAAATTTGCCTTGAACATCTTCAGTGTTTTCACTCAACACTTTTTTAATTTCTTCTCGAATAAGTTCTTTTAAATCAGCTTTTTTCACGATTTATGTATTTTTAGTTTTAATGTTCCTGTTCCTTTTATCACACGATGCCACTCATGTCTTGGTATAAATATACGTTCTTTTAGTGAGGTAGGCAACTGATTGTCTAACTGAAGTTGCCAATCTGTATCTTCTAGGATTTCAACGGTTCTATCTTCATTGTCACGATGCCAAAGCAGTTCAATTGGGTCTATATTTTCGTTAAACTCACGAATAATATATTTGTTTGTAACTTCTATGTCTTTATACGGTTTCATTTTCTTTAGGTAAAAACCAATTTGAACACCATTTTGAAGGATCTTTAATTTGATTACCTTCATTGTCTACTAGTTCGGCTGTTCCCATATGTTCTTGATAATATGAATTACCACACATATGTTTTTCGTCTTCTACATAGTAAAATTTACAAACATGGCAACCAAATCCCACAGGTGAATACATGTACGGAGGTGATTTTTCCGATTGAGTTGCTTCTTTAAGTAGGTCTGTTAATTTAATCATATGTATGGGTTTATCTTTGAGGGGTGGTTTTGGTTTATATTTATTTTAAATATTTTTTAAAGTAAAAAGGAATAAATACATCTGCTTTATAACTACTATTTTTAAGGAAGACTTCTCCTTCATTACCATGGCTCCCTATTTTTGCAAAATAATCCGGGTTTCCAAAAAAATCGTTTTTGTATTTTGAATATTCAACACCTATAACTACTGGTATTTCATCTGTTTTTGGATTGAATAAGCTCTCATCTGTATAACCACTTGAATACTCCGCGAATCCTATAGCTGTCTTTTCAAAAGCTGAAAAAGATTGTATCCCTGAGTTTTTGAAATTGACATCGTAAGATACTAAATACTGATTTCCTTTGAGTGATTCGCTATCATTAAAAGTACCTAATTTTTTTACTGTCTGTAATGGTAGAGAAAATCCTCTCCAAAAATACATGTTAGCTGGTGTGTATTTTTTAGGTATAATAAATTTATCCGGATAATTCTTAATTAATTCTTCAACATTTTCATTTCCAAACACAGATTGTAAAGACACATTTCCTCCAGTGTGTACATCTGAATCTAGATAGTTTTTTAGCCTTTTTTCAATATTCCTCTCTTCGGGGGATATTTCTCTAAGTATGTCTAGTAGTTTAATCATGTGCTATTTTGTTTTACCCCATGTTTTACCTTTACCAGGTGTTTTACATTGAGCAGGTGTAGGACGACATGAAGGATATTTTGCACGTTTTTCTCCTTTTTCTCTGCCACATGCTTTACATTTGGTTTTTCCGTCTACTTTACGACAAGTATTGCAATCTACCCATCCACCTTTCTTACCTGGGGCACCTTTACGTGAGAACCAAGTGCGTAATGTTTCTTTTGCTTTTTCTCGAATCAGTTCTTCGCTTATACCTTTCCAAATTTTACCTTGACGGCATCTAACTACAGCACCGGATTTATACGCTGATGGTTTATCGAATTTGCGATCAGCAATGCGTAAGCATCTGTCGCGTTTGCTTTTTTCTTCTTCAAGAACTTCGTTAATAAGTTTTTCTAACCTATCCATTACCAAAATCCAGAAAAAGATGATTTTAATCCAAGTAATTTAGCATATCGAGGTAAACGACAGCTCCAGTAAGATGCTTTTGTTCTATCTTTTTTATTAGCACAGTCATGACGTTTTGCAAATGCACGACGTGCTTCTGGGTTGTTTATTTTAGCTGATAAGCCTGTTGTGTCTCCAAAAGATACTTTTTTAACTCCTCCTCCAGGTTTTCTAACGTAAACATAGAATTTTTTAGATCCACCACGTTTTGGTTTTCCAATTGGTGGAGTTTTCTTTTTATCTACTTCGTATAAACCTTTTTTATATTTTTCGTAGTTTTGTTTTAAATCTTCAAATGCTTTTTCTTCTGTTTTACCTGTTCCTTTTATTTGAATATTATCTTCAAATGTTGGATTTTCACTAGGAATTTCTATATTAGCATATATATTTGCATTAGTATGGAAAAAATCTACTTCATAACCATCTAACATTTGTGATTCCTCTAACATAGGTAAACCTAAAGGCACTCTTTGATTTTCATACATCCCATATTCACCTAAATCAGTTTCAAGTAAAATTTCTTTATCGTCGTCGTTTACATGAATAATTTCACGTAAATATAAATAACGAGCTTCCGACCATAAATTAAGGAAAGCTTTTGAACCATATCGGAACGTGTTTTCAGTAAGTGGTAATTTGTTTACCACGTGATATCGCAGATTTTCCGATAATATTTCTTTAGGTGCTATACTTTCGTTTAGTACTACACCAGTATTACTTGAGCCATCACAACCACCACAACCACAATCACATTTTTCTTTAGGGGGAGTAGATAATGCTTCTTTAATAAGTTTACGTAAACGTTCCATGACTATAAATATTATTTATTAGTTCTAATGTTCATCCTCATTGGAAGTAATTTACCTGAAGCATTTCTTGCTACGATTTGGTAAACTAAAGGTACTTTTTTTCCACCTTCTAACACTTCACTATCTGTTTCGATTCGAACTTCTAAAACTTTAGTTCCACCTTTTTCAGTACTACCAGGGTATTTTACTTTAACTGAGTCTGATCTTAAATCACCTACCATTTTATAAGCATCTTCTGGGGTTGCTACATGGTAAATGAATAATTTTCCTCCAGGCTTTTCTCTAACATACCAGTAATCGTATCCAAAGGATGAGGCTAATAATTTTTTAACTTTATCTAAATCAACACCACTAACAGATTCCCAATTGTTTGGTGTACCGGTTTGATTAACATAATCGTTTAGTCCATCTGCTATCCTTTGAGGATCAATTTTTAAAGTATCAAATATGTTTGCAAATAGTGGATTATCGTTAAATTTTGACTTGTCAAATATTACTTTACCTTCTTTATCAAGTACAATAAATGATATGTTTCCACCATTGTAAATTGCAGAACCGCCTACATTTTTAATAGATAAATAATATGGTTTATCTGCTGTAATAACTATATCTGCAATAGTAGAGCCTATTTTTTGAGGTCCATCAAATGAAAGTTGTCTTGAAGTATCAGATGCACCTGCAAATTCAATATCGTTTGGGGATAATTTAGAAGGATCAATCCCTAAAGTGGTAAAAATTTGTTTTACTTCAGGGTCTTCTATTGAATCTAAAGAGCTTCCAGCTGCTGATTGTAATTTTCCAAGTAAGCCTTGTTCATATTTTTCACCTTCATTTGCTCCACCTGCTAGGGTAATTTGAACTTGCCCTTCACCTTCTAAATCAAATTCAAACATATTGTATTTTGAACTATCGTTAGGACCTTCTTTTGGAGCGTATACTTTTATTTTAGGTGAGTTAAATACACTGTTTAAAATTTCGATAAATTTGTCTTTATCTATTTTATTGATATTACCTATTCTATAGGTATCTTTCATTTTAGCTAAACCAGCCTCTTTACCTTCTTTTGAGGCTACAATTGCATCAATTGCTTTACGTGTGTTAGCTGCTTTAGTTCCTTCTCTTAGGTCAACATTATATTTAAACAATTCACGCTCTAATAAAAGCATATCCTGCTTATTTTTTAAGTCAGGATATCCTTTAGGAAACTTGTAAGATATACTATATAAAAACTTTTCTAAAACGTCCATTATGCTTCAGGTGTTTCTGCTGGTGTTTCTTCTGCTGGAGGGGTTTCTGTTCCTGGGAGTTCGGTTTCTAGATCACCTCCACCTGCTGCTCCTTCTTCAGCTTTAGATCCATAGCGTAAAATATTTGCTATAGATTGTGCTGCTCTTTCTTCTTCAGGTAAATTGAGTAGATAATATTTTTTGCCTTCTACTTGAGCAATCCAACTACGTTTACCATAGATCAAATAAAAGTTTTGATTATTTTGTAAATTGATTCTAAATGTAGTAGGACGTGGTGCAACCCAGTCGATTGAAGCTAAAAAGCTATCATATTCTGGGGTTAAAAGATCAACGATAACTTTTTTAAGCTCAGGGAATTTGGTTAGTTCATCATATTGAACTGCCTCCTCAGGTGTTACTGTCATATTTGAGTACACCTGTTTGGTTAACGCCTTAAGTCTATTTGCAAGTTCTTCGCGTGTCATTATTTTTCTTTAAGTTTAGCTAAAACAGCTTCTTTAATTTTATCTTTAGCAGATAAGTAAGCAGCTACAGCCATTTTATTTTTTTTCGTTTTTGATTTACCTTTAAATTGAGGTGCATCAGATTTTCTAAAATCTTTTACATACGCACCTGCACCCATAGAAGGTTTTAGTTTTTCATCAATTACTTCTTCTTGAGCGGCTACGTCAACCATAGCATCAATCTTTGGTTCTTCTAGTTCAAACTCAAGATAATGTTTTGCAGAAGAAATCATAACTTTAGCTGTAGTGATTTTTGCTTGCCACCAAGCAGGAAAATCAACTTCTTGAGGACCTTCAAATTGACTAACCATTTTATAAAGTTCCATAGCATATTTACCAATTTGAGCAAGTTCAGCTTTGATCATGTGTGGTTCATCATCTTGGTGGCCAATATCAAGATCTTCATCTAATTTAACCCCTCGTGCTTTTAAAATATCTGCTTTAGTTACTTTACCATCACCGGTTAAATCAGGAAAAGGTTTTTTCTTTTCAGATAATGGCTTAGATAAAGCCGCTTGAATCATTTCTTTTAACTTAGTTTCTTTATCCATTGGTTCTTCAGTTGTTGGTTGTTCAACATTATTAGCTGCCTGTTTTTTTACTTGATTAACAGCAGTACCATAAGCCACATTTTCGGCATTTTTACCATGGGTTCTAACTAATCTATCTCTACGTTTTGGATCGTTTACGATTGCCAAAAAGTTGTCATAGATTTTTTTAGACTCTTCTGGTGAAAATGCCTCATGTAGTTTCATTCTTAAGCTTTGTCTTCTGCAGTTGAAG